GTCTGCTACATTAGATTGATAATCAGTCATGTATTTATCTATGTCACCACCTGCACCCGTTGTAATTCCTTGTTGTGCTTGTTTGGCTGCATCATAAGATTCTTGTCCTTGTAAGGTAGATATACCTGACATTCCACGAGCTTGCCCAATAGCTCCTTGTTCATCTGCGCTAAGCTGTTCTAAACGTTGCGAGCCATAGGGCATGTAACTTTCAGATGCTACGTCTTGAGCTGCTGCAATCATTTCTGCAGTAGGTTGTGCAATGTATGCTGGTATTTCTGTTTTAGAGATGCTTGAAGTCTCTACAGGTGCTGGGTTTTTTTGCCCAAATAAAAAATCAAATAGTGCCATATTATTCTCCTGTCATAATGGGATTGCCATCTTCGTCTAAATAGTTCTTACGTTTTTTTCCTATACGTTGTAAATACTCGTCCATATCTTCCATTTGATTATAACCACCTGAATAAGCAATGCTTTTCGGATCTGTATTTATACCATATTCACCGTCTCTAGTCAATGATGCGCGGTAACCCATTGGCAATTCATACTGTGAGCCACCTGCTGTAGATGAACCACTTCCACTTCCTGGTGTTGCAAAAGGTCTTGTACCCACCGCTGGATCAATTGCAGGTTCTTCTGCCATTGGTTGAAATGTTTGATTAGCTATATTGTCTTTCTCAATCACGGGGCCTTGGTATCCTTGATACGATGGATTTGGATTTCTAGCATCATAAGCTTCTTTTTGATTATTTGCAGTTTCTCTTGCCGCAAATATATCTCGAAGTTGGTTAGAACTTAATGCAGGATTACTTGTATCTAATTGAGATAACTCTAGTAGAGAGCCTTGTGTAGTGCCTCCTAATCCTGGTGTACCCTTATCCCCATAATATAAATCTGGGCGATTAGCTTTTAAATAAGCTATTTCACCTTTAGTTAAGTCCTTCTTAAGACCTGATAAAGTTCTTGATTTATCTTTTCTTGTGTCACCAGCAGTCATAGATTTGAATGTACCAGCACCAAATTTTGGTGCTCCTAATCCACCACCAGCAAAATAATCAGGGTATCCCTCTCTATAATCTGTAATTTGTTTCTCAAGATTCTTTTCATTGAATAACTTGCTAAATTCTTTTTCTTGTGCAGGAGTTAATACATTTTTATTTCTCTTATTACCTGCAAGAAAATTAGCTGCGCTTACTTGTTGTTTATCTGTTAACTCACCGCCTGATTGTAGTACTTTCATAATCTCTTCTTGGCTAGCTCCTGTAAAAAGTTTTTTTACCTGATCTAAAGTAGATTCACCATCTTCCTCTTCACCTTTTTTCTTTCTTTGATCTTCAAATAATTTTTGTTTACCTAATTGTTTTTCATATAACATATCATATAGATCTTGTTCATCTGCATTTAAACCATCTTTGTTTAATTTAAGGTCTAATGTTTTAAATTTTTCTGCATCTTCAGCCTCTAATTGGGCAACTAGTGTTTGTTCTTCTTCAGCTGCAGTAGCTGCTGTAGTATCTGCTATATTTGTTTGTACATCACCACCAGAAAGAATAGAATCAATAGCTGCTTGTTGGGTTGCTTGATTTTCTAAAATGTTACCGCCTACATTTGTATTTGTATCTGCTTGGTATTGAGCAACTTGATTTATGATATCTTGAGCTGATTCATTGTCATTATAATTACCTTGGTTATCTTGACCACCACCACCTGCGTAATAATCATCTATAGCTGCTTCACTCCCTGATTGATCTACTGCTTGATCATAAGCTTCGTCTCCTTCACCTTGACCATCTAGACTGATAATACCGCTAGGGCCTTGATTAGGCATACCGTCACCTAATGAATCATGTAAGTTAGCTTTTAATAGTAAATTTTTTTCTTGATCTGTAATGTAGGCAAGTTCTGTTTCAGGAGAATCTGGAGAAGATTGCCATTTTTTAGGAGCGTCTTTAACTGTCTCAGATTGACCTAAGAAATTCTTCATGCCCCCTTGTACTGCAGGAGATAAACCTAAATCTTGATTAACTCTTTCTTTTGCAGCTGTAAGAAATGGAGCTTCTTTTCGCTCTCTGTTAGGAATTTCAAAAAATCCACCAGTTCCTTTACGTGCTTCTTTTGCCACCAAAGCCATCATTCCAGGATTGGAAAACATAGCTTGATTATTGACAATTAAGTCGTTGGCTTTAAAGGGGCCTGCTGCGTATTGTTCGTCTGATCCTATTGCCATAATTTATTATATCCTATTTTTGCTTGATATACAAGGGGCACATCTATATATCATTTGTTACTTGCATAATGCTAGCAACAACATTTAATTGACCTGCCGCGGAATTTTGTATTTTAAGTACTTCAGAAGCCTCTAGTATGAGAGGGTTTGAGTGAAAACTGTCAGCTGTAACCTTCATAAATTCATCAGATGTTTCTGCTGAAATTGTTCTATTTATATCTAAAGCGTATGACACTCCAGCGCTTGTTACTACATTTAAAGAAACTAGAGCTGCGTTGCTTGGGTCTACATTAACCACCCTTACTGATTTAACAATAGAAGAAGTTGCTGTAGGTACAGTATACACAGTAGTTAAGCTTGTATCTGTAACGTCAACCTGTACATTTTTATATTCAATAGCCATTAACTTAATAACCAATTCATAGCACGTTGTTCTGTTTCATCTGCTATTCTTACAGGTATCTTACCTTCTGCACTATCTCTCAATCTTAATATGTTAATTAATGCATCATATGTTTTAGCAGTCATAGTATTATTTGCTCTCTCTTGATATGATAATTCAGGGTATACACCTTTACTATATAATGCCATTATCTTGTCCCACTTGCTTGTCCATTAGCACGCCATGTGCCAAGTCTCCATGCTGTGTTGGTAGTACTAGAAGAGTACCTAGCTTGAAAAGCTCTACCTCTTGCACGCATATTTAATTTTGTGCTTGAGGATGTTAGGTTAAATGGCCCTTTAGTTGTTTCAGAATCATTAGGATACCGTTTAGATTTTAATTGAAATTGAATTGTGTTACCTTCAATAAAAGTTGTATCAGGAATTACTTTATCTATAAAAATCATGTTATCCCCATTTGGATCACCATTAAAAAATCCCGTCTCTATGAAAGCAGTTAAAGCTGAACCATCATCATTAGAACCAAACTCATGATTAAAAGCTTTTTTATTTGCTTTATCTGCGCCCATTGGAAATGTAAACACACCAGAATCTGACCAAGCTGTACGTTCTAATGAACCTATTGACCATGTTTGATCTATGTAATTATATATGACATATTTGTCAATTTCGGTAGAAGAAGCTGATGGGTAAAACCACCACACTTCATTAAATTCTATTATCTTTGCTGCAAATACTTTTTCTCTTTGTGTTTGTGAGAAGCTGTCAAAGACATGATTTAGTACAGGGCATTTTAATGTTTTAACTGCACCATCAAATGCATAGAAATTATTCTCACCCATCCAAAATGTACCACCCTCGATCATTGCAGGAGAGTTTCTTGATATAGTACCAGAAGCTTCACCTAACTGTTGGAAAGAGAACGTAAATGGAGGGCCTACAAATTGCATACCATATAAATCTACATCTGTCCATACATAAATTTGTCCACGACCTTTAGCTGCAGATTCTATATTTGTACCTGTACCTAATTTTTGTGAACCTGCCGTGTTTGTTATTTGTGCATTCCACACGCTTAAATCTTCTTGAGATGCAAAACGTATAGTTGTTCTATCGTACACTGTAGAGCCTTCTGGCGTTGTACCAAATACACATAAATGCCTATCAGGTGTAGAGACTAATACAATACCAACTTTAGTTGGTACCTGTGTTGCATCTTCGCCAATCTCAGTTAAATAGTAAGCCAATGTTGTGCCCCTTGTAGCTGAAGGTGCTGCAACAAATGCGCTTACATCAAAATAATAAATAGTGTCTTCTCCACCGCCTACAGATGCAACAATGTCATCACCCCATGCATCCATTGACCACACTCTTGGTGATAGTACAATGCCTGAAGTAGAACGTGCTGTTCCCCAAGCTGCTGCCCCCCATAAACCTGTACCAACACCATAACCTGTAAGACCATCATCTGGCCCATTGTTTGTTAAATATCTAAGAACTACAGAACCAGCGCCTGTTGTTGAACCAGAAGAAGCTGTACCTGAAATTCCAGGACTTCCTGATCCACTAGTATCTGGTGTTAGTGTATATGTGTTATCACTTACAAACGTTGCAAAGTATTCACCAGCTGCTACGGTTACTCCGTCTACTGCACTACCTACTGATGCTATTACTACACGAGATGGTGGGGTAGTATTAGCTACACCATGATTTGCATCTGTAACAGTTATAATACTTGAGCCTGCTCCTGATGTTGTAAAAGGATTTGTTAATGTAATTGGGTCTGTTCTAAAAGGCGTAACATCATATATTACATTTCCATACTCAGTATACACATGAGTACTTGTTCCATAATAAATTAATTTAATACCATTTGTGTCACGATGTGGAAATATGTTACGTGGTATTCCTGAAAAAGATGCAGATGAGAAAGCGTCACGTTTAGACCAACCACCTATTTTTTCAGGTTGATCAAACTTAAAACGAACTTTGTCTGCGTCTGTATAACGCATCGCAGCTTGGTAATCAGTTACTTCTGTGACTACTCCAGCGGGTGCTGTTAATTTTACTAAAGGCATTAGGCATTAACTTCCATTCATATTTCCTAGTTTATTAATTTATTCAGCATCTATTAATCTTTGTCTCTCAGCCATTGCATCTTCTTCACTTGGAATTGCATCTGTTTCGTCAAGCCAAATAATATCAGCGTAAGTATCACCTCTTACCTTAAATTGAACGCCAACTCTTGTAAGATTGATTAATGCTTGTCCTAAATACCTCATGCTAAAATCTCCATAACTGTTATTTCTGCGTTATGATTACTTGCACCTTGATACCATCCTACTAAAGTAGAGTTGTTATCATTTGCGTGCATTACAGTGAAAGTATGGTCGGCTGTTGTTACTCCAGAAGCTGGAATATGTACTGTCATTGTTGCTGGGGAATCTGTGTTACCACTATTACCCGCACCATCAGACCTACATCCTTGAACAACAGCTCCACTGCCTTGTCCACCTGTGCCTTGATAAATCCAAGCATTAAGTGCTTCAGTACCATTATTATATATTTGAGGTGTAGAAGCAATAACAAATAAACTTGAAGTTGCAGCACTTGGGGTTATTGTTACAAATAAACCAGTTGAATTAATAGTTGAACTTGTCATTAATTCTGCACCACCAGTGGCATTAATCACTTGTTTAATTTTACCACCAGCAATATTTGTTATAGCACTTCCATTAATTGCCGATGCTGTCCCTGTTAAAACACTTGCTAATAATGTTTGTGTGCCAGTTACTGCTACATTACCTACTAATAAAGACATTACTTTACCTCCGTTAAATTAAATTTATATTTTTTACCACTTAATCTATTTAATAAAAACAAATCTTCGCTTCCCTCTTGTATTGTCCAAGAACCAGAAGTACCATCTACTTCATTTTTTCTGTGTTTTGTATTATTTAAATTTAAATCACCAGTATATATATCACGCCACTGCTTAGACGCTGAACCTAAATCTACAGCATCATCACTTGCAGGTAATAAAGCGGCAGTAAAAGTTGCTACTCCTACTTGAGTAAGAGTACCACTAACCTCAACATTACCATTAATATCAATTAAGGTTGAGTTTAATTCTATTTCGTCAGTTGCATTAATATCTAATACTGTCGCACTAGGGGCACCAATATTTTGAGAAGCATCATTAAATTGAATTACATTTGTGCTATTTAGTAATAGCCCTGTGTTATGCACATGAGTTAACGAGACATCATTATCAGCACCTAACTTAATTATGTGTCCGTCTGTATTTAATCTTAGTTCTGACATTTTTTATATCTCCTATGCGTCTTCTAATGTTTTTACTTTTGTTTCTAAAATTTCTATTTTTTCAATAGCTTTTTGTAATGCTTGAACTACATCTGGAAAAATTGTTAAAGGTGAAGAATATTGATATACTGGTACAGTAGCTGATTCAGAAAAAGTACAGTTAGGATAGTTTCCAATAGCCTGTTGTTCTGTTAAATATTCTGCTTTTTTATTTTCTTCTACTAATCTTCCATCTTTATCTAATATAGCATTGACTACATCTTTTGTTGCGTTTGCTGTTCCCTCAATTGCTTCTGGAAATACATCATCAAGTTCATCTGCAATCCACCCTTTAATATTTGTGTTTTTAGAACTATATTTTTCATCCCATTGCTGAACAGGTATTGATTTTATTTTAGCATAACCACCTGTGTAAGCAGTTATGTTTTTCTTTAATCTTCTATCTGACCCTGCCGCAAAAGTAGGTGCGTCTGAATCTCCATTACCACTTAATATAAATCCTCTACCTTGACTGCCATTTTCAAATCCAATCATTCTGTGTCGTGTACCTTCAGCACCTGTACTAGCAACCATCATTCTATATTTTGCTGCTGTTGTTGTATTACAATGAAAGAAAAATGCTTTGCTATTATCCCCACCAACATTGTTAATATTAAATACATTGCCATCATGGGTATACTTAAACACACCAATATTATTTGAGCCATCATCTCCAAAATTAATTATACTAGCATCATCATTTCCAGCAAGAATTGTCATTCCACAGTTGTTATCGTTTTCTAAAACTAGCTCGTCTGCATGAACTTCAACACTACCACCAGTATCAGAAGTTCGAATATGAAGTCCTCCTCCTAAATCTTTTGCCGCACCAATACCCATTGTATCAAATTGACCTACACCAGAAGCAGTTAAGGCGGCAACAGTTGTTGCACCTGCAATATCTACTGCACCAGAGAAATCTCCAGTTGCGGCATCTAATTCGCCAGATATAGTTAAATTTCTTTGTCCTGTTGTATCTATGTTTCCATCCGTTGTAACTACTTTAGAGGCAATAGCAGTTCCTGCTGTTAATCCATCTAATAATTCTAGTTCTGCCTCAGCAAGAACGGCACTACCTGCAGTAAATGCTGTTCCAGTAACTACACCAGTAGCAGTTACCGCACCATCTTTTAGTGCTACTCCATCAATAGTAACACCATTAGCTGATGTTTTTTCTGATACTGTATCTACCTTAATTTGACTCGCCATTTATATCTCCTTAATCTTTTGGATTATCATCTTTAACTTTTTTAACTGCTTTAAACCATTCACCAGTTTTATCACCTTTATCAGCCAACATATCTTTATATAATAAATCAAGCTGTTCTGTTAATTGGGCATACTCTGTGGCTCTTTTTCTTTGAACTGCTCCTACACCATCGTAGGTAGTTTGTAATGCCGTCATAGCATTATTTACTTTTGTCCATGTTAATTCTGAATGAGGATTTGTAGTTGTAGTTATTGCAGTACCATCAGCATCTTCACCTGTTATCCAATTAACTTTATCAAATTCTGCTTCTGTTGTTATGTCGCCTCGATAGGTAAATTTAACATTAACTTTTATTCCTTGTATTGCTTTTAAAAATTTTATATTATTTTGCATATTATGCCCCTATCTCCATTAATGTAACTGACCTTTCCATAGAACTAGAACCTGTGTTCACACTATTGCCATTGGAAACATTTATAAATAATTTATACGTTACGGCCGCTGTTGTGTTTGGGGCATCTACAAAAGTAAGAGTTGTAGGAAATGCAGCTGTTATTTCACCAGAGGCATGTCCTGACAGACCACCATAAGTATTTCCTTGACCTGCATATATTCTACCAAAACCGCCTCCATTAATATCCCTGTAAATAGCAGCTTGAAATTCGTTACCTGTTCCAGAATCTTCATACATTGCCAAAGACATATTCATTATAACAAGAACTTTTGAACTGCTTGCAGTAGGTGTTATTATATCTAAAACTTCTGTTGCAGTAAATGATGAACTAGTTACACTTGTAACTGTCCCAGTAATTTGTACGCTCTGTACTTGTAAAATTTTACCAACACCAGGAATATAAGTTTTAAGTCTTGAAGCAGCTGTTTTTCGTATTGTTCCCCCTGCACCATCATCCATTAAAAATAAATCAGCGTCTACTATTGCAGCACCTATATCTGTTGCACCTGTAAATACAGTAGTAGCCAATTTTCCAACTGTAATTTGTCCATCAGCAATATGTGCCGTATCTATAGAACCATTAACATAAGAATCACTGTCTACTGAGTTAGCACTCATGTTAGCTTCTATAACTGAATTTGCCGTTACAAGTTTTGCATCTTTTATACTTAAACCATCAATTGTAACTCCATTTGCTGAAGTAACTTCTGACACAGTGTCTGTTTTAAGTATATTATTTACACCATCTAGTTCTACACTCATACTATTACCACGTTACCTGTTATTGTCATCACACTTGTAAATGTAACAGGGCCTGCTAAAACAGCATTTTCTATTGTTTGACTTGCGTCCATTACACTCGTATGATGTGAAACAGATTCATTGGGCGCTGTGCACCCAATATATTGTATTCCGTTAATTGTTGCTAATTCACTCATATAATTACCCTATTCGCTTATAGTATCTACGTAACTTACCCAAATATCTAAACCGCTTGCAGTATCACAGTCATGTGCTAACACATCACCACTTTCTAAAACAATTTTTGCTCCACCTTGGATCAATTCAATTGACCCTCCAGGAGGAATTGGAGTTGATTTACAGATATAATAATAATCATTAGATCCTTGATGTACATACACATCTACCTTAATTGTAGTGGTAAGAATGTTTGTACAACGAATACCTATAAGAGCGTCAAAATTACCTGCAGTCAGAATATCTGCTGCTGTGGTACCTTGCGCTCTTGCAATCTCTCGTCTAAAATCTTGAGCCATGTTATATCCTAACCTACATCATCCAGTAAAGCTGCTACGATACAGTTAACTGTTGCGTCACCTGTTCCGCCAATATCAGCACTAATAGCATGTAAATTCGCTACTGTAGTATTCGGTAATCTAGCGTACCAGGACTCGCCTGCTCCAATAAATACTCCATCTACTAAATCGTGAGCTGCTGCTCCACCATCGAAACATACAATCATGCCATCGCCTGCACTTAAATTTTTAATAAATATAAAATTAACTTTATCTGCTGCTGCTACTGCCGTTGGTGCTGTGTCATCATCTACCGCTGTATAGTCTGTAAAATTTCCTGCTATTAAATCAGTGCTTGTTGCTGTACAAGCTGTTAACTTGTAATACCACTTATCATTTGCATCAACGGGTGATAAACTCATTGAACCACTAATTGTTTTAGCAATTTCATCAGGCAATAGTGTAGCTGTAATAGTTACGCTTGCTGCATCTGCCATATTATAATCCTCCTAAAATTGACAATTTGTTATTTTTCATAAAGCGATCGCCATTGCCGTAGCGAAGCCTTTTGTTGCACTATTTGAAGGATCAATCCCGTTTATAGTAGTTACATCTAAATTCGATAAAGCATTAAACACTTCATCCGAACCATCTGAGAAAATTGCCGTATCTCTACCAGCTGGTAAAGTGTAAGTAACAGCAGCTCCACCTGATTGAAAAATCAAACTAGAATCTGTATCATTTTGTACAAAATAGTGAGCTTCTATATCTGGTAAAGTAATTGTTTTTGTTGCACCAGGTGTTCCTGTAAACACTAAAATTTTATTACGACCATTTTCATCTACGTAAGATGTTGGTTGCGTAGTAAAAGTTAAAGTAGTATTTGCTGACACTGCTATGGTTGCATAGCCACTAATGGAATCTTCAATTCTGTTTAAATTATCATTAGTTTGTGCCCCCCAGGTTCCATCGTTTTCCCCTGTGGCCATTAACCTTAATCCTAAATTGCTCCATGTTGATGACATATCTTATTCCTTACGCAATTCTAATGATTGCATTTGATGCGTCAGCTGCTGGAAATGAAACTGTAAAAGTACCACCTGTTACAGTGTAATCTCCTCCAAAATCAATTACCATTACGGCTGAATTTGAATCTGATGTATTATGTATTAAACAACCTCTAGTTGTAAATGTAGCAGATGTCCATGAAACGTCTGCAAAATCTGTTATTGCTGTTGTACCTGAATTAGTTGGATTTACATTTGTTAATGCTTCTCCAGCTGTTGTATATCCATTTCCGTTAGCTAACTCATCTGAGTTACCAGTCATATCTGAGTAATTTGTAGTTGCTGCACCATGAGTACCTGTAATACTTGCATTGGCTTTAAATAAGGCTATTTTGAAAGCATCAGCTCCATTATTGAAGTCATGATCACCTTCTAATAGTTCCTTCTTAAAAGTTGTGCAAAGTGCTGATGTTAATCCTGCCATATTTTATCCTTTTATCTCACCTTGTTTGAACTCGTCAGTTCTTTTTCTTGCCATTTCTTGTGCTAAGAAAGATTGTAGTGATCTATCGTACAATCCCTGAAACCTTTGCACTTGATCAGGCGTTTCTTTCATAAAGTAACAAGATTCTAAAACACTCGCATACAATATTACATCAGGAGCATAGTCACCAATATACGTATTTGCATTGGAACTAGTTAACCCTAATGGCTTATAAGTATACCCTATTTCAATCAAAGTGTCAACACTTGGAGTTGCGCCAAATAAGTAATTTACATGCCTACTTGAGGATGTATATGCCGTACCTGAATTCCTATATCCGTAGTATTTTACAGCACCTGTAGTTGCACTATTTTGAGTATATTCTCTGATAAATGTATCATCTTTTTCTTCTAAAAAATCACCTGTAGAATTTTTCATATATCTTGTAACATATACATCTTGAGGTATAGCTGATACATTAGTGTCAGCTGATAAAGTAAAAGTTGTAGTTTTTCTAAAATTGTTTATATCCGCTTCTCTCATTAACCTATTTTCAGCTAACTCAATACAGAAATCTATAGGTGCTTTACCAGATCCTGTAGCTGCTGTAAATTCTGCTGAATCATTCTCAACCCAATCTTGGATACCTTGTTTTAATTGTACGTATGTTAAACCCATATTATGCGTTCCATGATCCTTCGCCATAAGCATTATTGCCATAGCTTGGTTGTAATAGTGCTATTGTACCACGACTAACAGTCATTTGCAACCCACTTACTGAAACAGTAGCTGATGCTGTAATAGTACCTTGACTAGATGTCGCTGTAGACATTACAAGATTTTCTGTTAAATTAAATACTAATCCTGTAGCACCGTGATTTGATGTTGCAGGTACATTAGGATTTGGATTAGTTTGAGCTATTAGCCCAAGTGAACCTAATGCAGAAGTAGCTGTAGACATTACAGCATTCTCTTGAGCACTGAATGTTAAACCAGCAGCATTTTGTGCTGACGTTAATCCTAATCCAACAGAATCTTCTGTTGTACTGATAATTACATCTGGATTAAACTGTAAAGATATAACTGCTTGGAATTTTCCATGCAAAGGGCCCAAACGTACTTTTGTTAAATCTTGGTCATTATCAGGTCTAGGTTGATAAAGTGCCCCTACATCAGGGCCTGGAACAACGGGATCTAATTGAGGTTGTTTACCTTCCCAATCATGTTTATGAACACGAAGTCCATTCCATTCTCTTCTAGCATCTTTATATCTAATTTTACGACCAGA